GTGTGTCGCTGATGATACACGCGTCTTCGCGGGTGCGCGTGCTCGTCGTTTGCCTTTGTCGCCCTCGCCCTCGCTGTCGCTGTCGCTGTCGCTGTCACTGTCGCTGTCAGCACTACCGTCTTTCGCAGGTATTGGTTGATTTGTTACTCTCGCGACCAATTCACGCCCCTTTTCTTCCATTGATTTGAAAAATGAATTCAGTTTGTCACCGAACTCCCCCATTCCTAAATGAAAATCACCATTATTGGATAAACTGCTCCACATAAACCAAACGATTAGCGCAACCAAAATGAGTTTGATAATTGTCCAAAATGAAAAGAAACTGCTCTCGCCGTCACTGTCACCGTCACCACTTGTTCCAGAACCTAGACTGGATGTATCGAGAGATAGGTCGGGTAATTTCACGTCTTTAAATGTATCTTGTGCTTTTTCTTGGATACTAGATAATATTCCGGTCTTCTCCATCTTAGAAGACGCGGATAATCCACTATTTACCATTTCATTCTTGGTAGGTGCGATAATATTCGTAAATTTAAAGCTTGGAAGAGACATCGTGTTATATATAATATACATTATTCATACGGGCTATATTTCCGAGGCGGCGTCGGCGTCGGCGTCGGCGTCGGCGTCGGCGTCGGAGTTGTCGATGCGTTATCCACGCCATCTTTCCGAACAATCGTATTCATCGAGTTCAACGCTTCTAAACGCTTAATTGTGCGTTCAAGGTCGCCGTTTTTATCTCCATTATATCCGGATGATGAGAATAAATAATCAGTGTCTGGGCTAATCTCGTGCTGCTTGATTTGCTTATATACTGAATTAATATTTGCGACTGCGTTTTCAATGACAGGACGGTCGTGTATCATTTCTATCCGACTATCATATTCGGAAGTAAGAAGCGAGATTGCGAAATAGATAAGATAACGCCGTTTCTTTCGAACACCAGGTGTAAACCGAATACAATAAAGACGCAATAGACTATTCACGATTTTCTGTGTCAGTGGTGAATAATCGTGAGTATCGTTACTGCGCGAGAGAATCATATCCCAAATCATCCAAATCGGGTCGAATTGGAGTTTATCGTCGACTGGTATATGCGCGCGGCGTTCGCATCGACACGTCTCTTTCTTCGCCTTACAAATCGTCTCGAATTCTACGACCCACTCCACCCAGTAGCACGCCAAAATTGTATTTTTGGATTCGCGAGAGATATGATACGCAAACTCGTTCATCGCGATGAATATTTCCTTCGGGTCTCTCTCTCGGAAGAACTCCTGCGCATAATCTACACGCGGTGCTTTCAAGCGTTGCGAGATTGTCGCGATATCATATTCTTCCTTCTTCTTGATTTTCACACTGTCGTATTTATGTTGGCGTTTTGAATTCACAAGCACGCACACCATTTCCGCGAAGAGTGACCGCATTTTTGGGTGGTTTCGCAATCGGAGTTCATTGCCCACATACCCATTGGATATAATGGATTTGAAACTTTCATACCGCATTTCAATATAAAGAGGAAGTTTAGGGTTGGCTAAATGAATATACTTGCTTATAAATGTAATAATGATATCCCATAATTCGAGATAATGTCCCGAACATACGAGTTCCGCACTCCAATAACACGCTGGTTCTATTTTAGAACTTGAAAGACTATTCAATAGTTCTTTTCGCACATCGGTTTTTTTATATGACGAAAAAGTGATACCGCGGAATTCGCTTTCACTACGAATGTCGTTGATTTCATTGGGGTCGGACATTAAAGCACGGACACAAGCTATTATCTCGTGTGGTTTTATTTGCGTGATAATAACGATAATAACGATAATAATATTTTATATTGAAATACTAGTTAGCATTAGCAAGCCTTGCGAAGCAAATGGTGTATTCTTCCTTTTCAAAATACATACAATCACTTACACGATGGGAGATTTTGACGTTTCTTTTGATAGTATTAATGGTTGTATGTTTCATCAAACGCGACTTCTCCACCCAAGTGGATGGATTCACTGGTTCACAATCCGAGAGATATAAGGTCTATGAAAACGACCACATCTATGACGCATTTTATGCGGATATTTACGATGAACTCTTCATTCAACCGAATAAAATAGAGGCGGAAGTGGATGAGATTATTAGTATAACTGGTGCGCTAAATGGCAGTGAACGCGACAAACGGAATTTTAAAGTGTGCGACTTAGGGTGTGGGCGAGGGCATCACGTCGACCAGTTGAAACATAAGGGTATCCTCAATGTCATTGGGTGCGACAAATCCACCTCGATGCTTCAGAATGCGAGAGATTTATACCCGTCGTCTAAATTCATACAAGGCGATTTTATGAAACCGATGTTATTTAGCGAAGAGGAATTCAATGTCCTCACTTGCTTCTATTTCACGGTCTATTATGTAAAAGACAAGCGCGCATTCTTTCGAAATTGTTACCAGTGGTTGAAGCCAGAGGGGTATCTCATTCTTCATTTGGTAGACCGGAACCATTTTGACCCGATTGTCCCTGGTGGGAAGCCACTGTTTTTAGTCTCACCGCAGACCTATGCGAAAGAACGGATTACAAATTCTCTCGTGAAGTTCATGAGTTTTCAGTATAAGTCCGACTTTGTTGCGCCGCCACCGCCCTCGAACGCGAAGACAAAGGCGAATGCGAAGACCGTCGCGAAGAATACAGGAGAGAAGAATATCGCGAAGTTCGTGGAGAAGTTCACGGATGATAAGACAGGGAAAGTGCGAGAGAATATTCACACGTATTATATGCCGACGAACCGAGAGATGCTAGACATTGCGAAGGAGGTTGGGTTTACAGTGACGGGACAAGTGGACCTCGTGCACGTTCTCAACGAGTATCAGTATCTCTTTATATTGAAGAAGCCAGCCTAATATAATGCGTAGGAAGCATCGTATACTTATCAAATAAATGTGTAACAATCCTAACACGGAATGGAGCACGCAGTTGAATACGTAGCGTCAGCGTGGTGGCCGTATATGATTCTCATTATTTGCGCGACATTGATTACGTTTGTTTGTGTGATGAAATTCAAATACTATTTCTGGTATCACCAACCACTTACGTTTCTATGGACAATACGACGGTTTTTCGGGGGCGGTAACAGGAACACCCGGATTATGAATTCTCTCGGAACATCTGGGACACGGTGTTATAACGCGGTTGTATATCCGTTTTTACATTTTGTAAATCACGACGATGTTCGCGTCTACAGCGACGCCGCCGCCGACGCCGACACAGTCCCCTACGAGAGAATTGCCGCGTTTTTATCCAGACCTGACACTGAAATCGTGGCACCTGGGAGGAGTGTTTGTATCGCGGCCGACAATTTGGAGTATATTCTCTCGAAAGAGTCGTCACACGGTCTCTCGGTGTTTATTGGTGTGCTCGGGTCCAGTCGCGATATGACATCTACATCATCCGAAATCAAGGGTGTCTGTATTCTTAGCCCACGTATTTTATTATGCTTTACTGGTCACGGTAGTTCCCGCATCGTTACTACATCCGTCTCTATTTATGTATGCGACCACCTCGCGTGGTTGCGGTATACTACGCGCGACCGCGATTCTCTCGAATTGCTTGAAACAACCGAATATATTCAGAAGTCGCAAGAAATTGCGGGGGAACAAACATTATACCGATACCGTCAAATTCCGTGGTTTGTCGTGCCGTTCACGACAGTTTATTCGTATACGTTCACGGGCGCGGTCACGGGCGCGGTCACGGGCGCGGTCACGGGTGGGACGACCGTTGTCCCCGTTTCATCTAGGAACTTCGCCCTATTTTATGCTTTTGTAAATGAACACGCGAGAGATTTCCAATATTGTATTCTTTATGAAATCAGTCAACTTCAATCTCTCGTTCAAGGCGGTATCTATCAGATATTTATACTCCTATTGAATCAAGTTCGTGTTTTGGCGGTGTATATCTTCGCACCGTCCTGGCGGAAAGCATCACCAGCGGCCGCGGCGGTGGCAGCGGCAACGGCGGGCGTCTCTCGGCACGCGACGAAACGGAAACGAACCCGCGGGAACAGGATATCCGAATTACACGATTATATCGCGGAAACATCTACGGCTCTCGTAAAGTATTTACCACCGACTGAACAACCGAAATATGATATTTTTGGAAAGAGGGTGAAGAGACGTAGGGGCGCGACGGACGCCCGTGAAGAACACAAAAACGACCACGGAGGCGACATTGCATTATTATTATCATCCATCCGAGACAAATCACTATGCGATTGCGATACATTTCTGCGCGGGTTTTATATGTCTCTCGCAACCTTTCATCCGTCATTTGTGTGTATCGATACCATTGCGCATAATTATCTGTTGGTTGATGCGATGATTGCGACTTCGGGTGCGACTCTGGTGTCGCGAGAGAAATGGTATTACATTATGTATAATGCCATTATAGAGCGAGAGACGCTGTGTAAGGATATCTTCTTCGCGTAGTTCCGCTACGTCCACCGAAGGCGAAGCCGAGCGTAGCGGCACCGAGGCGAAATCATCGCTGATACCTTCCATACGATGACGCCGTAAACGCTCTACTTCCACGCCCTGCGCTGCCGCCACCAAACATTCCGCCACCACCTCGGCCGCCACCACCCGATGCCGCGCGTGTAAAGGTATCAATGACGAATATGATAAATACGCCTAAAAAGCAATACAAGACCAGTTCTTCGATGACGTGACCCGTCTTTTCATCCTTCTTCTCTTCCAGCATATGAATAATGTAGTTGAGTTTCTCAATAAGTGCGGCATTGGTTCCAGAAACAGCACCGCCACCGCCACCGACGCCACTGCCGCTACCCGCAGCCAACTGATTCGCAAGCGTTTCCGCATACGGCACAAACTGTTCATAATACTGTGAAGCATAGGTGCTTGTTTTACCGGAACCAGCACTGCCAGAAGAAACGCTAAATGGGTCCTTCTTCGGCGCGCTTGGAATACCTGTCAGTTTTTCAAAATAAAGCGAGGATGGTGCCCCTTGCGACGTTGTCGCCGACATTCCTTCCAATAAGGTAGACGAATACGATGACCCAGGGTTTAGGGAATTCATTTGTGTCGTTTTATGGACGCCACCAGTTCCGGCACCGCTACTTCCATTCGCCGCCCCCGCACTGCTAGATACTCCTGGAATCACGGAGGAGTGTGAAACATTTGTCGCATAAACCCCCATTCCTTGGGCGGGATAGGCCGGAAGTATATTGTCATCATCACCTTCTGCGTCACTATCCTCCCCCCCTTTACGATGAATGTTCTCAATATAATCCTTGATTTGTTTGATTTTCTTACCGGCTTGTTGTATGACACCGCTGTTATTCCCATTTTCATCGGATATGCCAGTAATTGCGCCGTTGGGAGATTGTAACAATCCTCTCTCGGTTCCGGTGGTGTCGCTATTGCGCGGTATCTTTAGGGTTCGGTTGCTGCCACCGCCACCGCCACCGCCACCGCCATTACGGCGATTGTAAAGTTTTCCATTTCCATTTCCGTTTCGTGTATTGTCGTTATTGCTATTATCGGCGGAATATTCCGAAAAACCTAAAGATGTCATATTCTTCTATAAAAAAATGAGATTTTAATTCGGTGTGAATTCTCTTAGTTATATACGAAAAATATATTTGTTATGTATATAAGACGAAATGGTGAAATTAAACAAAGGACTCACTTTAGGTGTTTTACTCGTTCTCATCGTTGTGATGATTCTTAAACCCAACCTTCTCGGGTTTTTGTATAACAACGTTTTAGGCAAACTCATTTTTGTGGCCGCCGTTGTGTTTCTCTCGTTGAAGCATACTGCCGCGGGTCTATTGGCTGTCGTATTTGTCGCGATTGTTGCGTCAATGAGCGGCTACCACGGTTTTGAAGGAATGGACGTGCCCGAGGACAAGAAGAAGTCGGAAGAAGAGGAGGAAGGCTTTGATGGCGAGAAGAAGAAGTGTGAAGGCGAAGACTGCAATACCGACAAGGAAGGTGCCGAGATGCAGAAGCCCGATATTGTCAAGGACATTGAGAACCAACTGAAGGCCAAGTAAGCGCACGGTGCTTCGTGCTCGCGCGCTCCGCGCTCCGTAATAGATAAGACACGTGTAGAGACGCGCAGAAGCGTCAGACACGATTCCGTGTCATATCTATTGAATTATATCTCGCATAATAGTAGTAGACGATGAATCTAGAGTATAATATCAAGTATATTCTCTCGTGGGTATATCATAATGTTATTCAAAGTGATGCGACTGGCGCCATCGTGCGAATCTTAATACTCATTGGTCTCGTATCGTTATTGGTGTATCGGGAGTTTATTTTATTCATTCTTCTTTGTATTGTCGTAATTTCGGCTGAGGTGTTTCTCGGGGCGGACGCGGTCACGGACGCAGACTCGGTAATGAAGGGTCTTCCTTCACTGGTCAATGTGTTTCCCCGCCGTTTCGTAGACAAAGACGAACTCACCACCGGCATTTCTGTATATGAAAATGACCATCACGCCGAGGCAGCAGGACGTGAAGGGTTTTCGATTGGAATCATCAAAGGCGATGACTCGGGGGTTGACCACCGACGCTATAATAAATTCGTGGAACAAGACAGTCGCGATTTCACCGATAAATATTTCAGTAGCAAACAATGCTCGATTGGAAATAGCGCAGGAGGCGTCACGATGTTTGGCAGCAATGAACTTCTTGGAGATTCACGCACTGCGCAAATTAGCGGCGGGATTTACAACTTCGCAGGAAAGTGGGTTTCGAATGAGCCAAATGACAACGCCATCAACGGAAAGCGTTATACCTACTTCAAAGAATGTGTTTACGACCCCATTACGCGATACAATTTTCGCGATTTTAAAAAAGACGTCTATAACAATATCAACAAGGACATCATCAATATTCAGCGGTGTCTCAATCGGTTCAATACCAATATACTGTTTGATACACAGACAGATGACGCCGCAGGTTATAGCCGACGGTTGACAAAATTACAGGATTCGACAGTGAAAGGTGCGCTTTCGTCCATTTCATACGTATCCTTGATTGCGGGAGGAAATGACAAGCCAGCAAAATTTTCGAATATTCAACCTCTGAATCGTGGAAATAATGCGGACAACGCAAGTGAAACTACGTATAGCGCGCTTCTGAAAAAAACCATATCCAAAAGCTCAGAAAAACAGCGTGAGATTGAAATCTACGGTAAAGTATACGGATATCGTCAACGTATCGACCAGATACTGGAAATGATGCGCAAACAAGCCAAAAATGATGCCGCCAATATCGATACGATTAACATCTCAGAAGAAGTAGTCGAAGAGTTGCGTTTGATTTTGTCCTATCTCGCAATTATCGAGAGAACCAATGCGGTGATTTTGTTTGAAGAGAAAAATGGTTATTATAATACGACGAATACCGAGGTGACCGGTGGAACGAACAAGCTTGAACCATTATCACAAACGGCTGGTGTAGGAACGATTAAGGGCCACAATAACATATTCCGCGTCCCTCTTCTTGACGACACATATAACACCAATGATGAAAAACGGTATATCTACGGAATCACGTATTATTTTGATAAGGTAGTTAGCACGACACCTTACGCCTAACCAAATACAATTAACACATTGTTCGACACACAGGACGTATTTTATTATATATATAATCTTTAAGGATTATGAAACTACGAACTGTTTTAATATTGATTTTAATGGCGTGTATCGTCCTGGCGACGTCGGCATTTGGCGCATACCAGGACAGTATCGGGAACGCAGACGCCGAGAGAATCGCGAAATCCAGGGCCGTTGCGAAAAGTCAGGTCAACCATGGCGACAAGTCCGTAGTGGGCGCGTCAGGCGCAGGCACCGCGCATAAACAAAGTCTCTCGCACTTGGATATCTCTGAAAAGGCGGACGGGCCCTATGTGAAAGAAGGCACAAATGCGTATCGCGGGAAGGCCGGCGGGTATGACCTTCGCGATACTTACGATAGCGACGACAGCGACAGCGGCGAGAACGGCGACACGGGCGATGGCGCCGAAGGGGGAAGCGAATTCCAACGTAAAATAAAGTATATCACCACAATGTTTGAAGAGATATTTAGTAAGTGGAAATCACAAGATTCGGTATTGGCGCCCACCAGTGTTGAATTGGACCCGGATAATCCTCTCGGGTCAGAAGGATTCCGAATCCGCGAGAAGTTCAAGAAGGGTGCGCGTCAAGGAATGCGTAAACTGAAAAATGCCTTTCGTGGGCGGTTTTAAATCTATGGTATTATTAGTATTCGTATGCCAAGTTCAAAGAAAAATCGTAGTCTTCGTCGGTCGTCGTCGGTGTCGGCAAAAATGCCAGTGGCGGCACCGGCAGCGGCATCTGGGGCGCCTGCGGCACAAAAACAAGTCGGCGGCGCCCCCGGTTCTATCGCATCGTCGCCTCTGATTCCACCCATCACTCTGAAATCATTTACGGATTTGTTCTCTGGAAAAACGAACTTTTTCACACTTCAGTCACCGGCCAACAATATTATGAACTCACGCGTGCTTACCGCGATGCATAACTTCTTCCATAACCTGAATACAAGCACATTTTTCGCCGGTTTTGTGATGATTATCCTGAATATCGGATCGCGATATATTAATTTGGACTTGAATTCATCTACCGAATCGTGGATTAAATACTTGATGAGTAAAGAACTCCTTGTATTCGCAGTGAGCTGGATGGGAACACGTAGTATCTATTACGCACTGGTGATTACCGCGTCCTTTACGATTATCGTTGACCACTTGATGAATATGGATAGCAAGTATTGTGTGATTCCGACGAAATTTAGAGATTTACATACAATGGCACCTGAGAAGCACGGGCCAGAGAAGAAGGTGACGGATTTAGAAATCAGTAATGCGCTTCATACGCTCGAGAAGGCGAAGAAAGAGAAGGAAGAAACCGACCATTTAGAACTCGTGAAGTATCACCAGTTGTTTAAAAGCGACACATTTGAATCGTCGCAACCGGCGAAAGTGGGGGGCGGCGGCGGCAAAGCGTGATTCGGAGTCGGAGTAAGCATGTAGAATGGAAACCCAGAACCAAAAATCGAAGAACCCGGAAATCAGAGGACCCAGAAATCGGAAACCCCGCGGAGCGGAGCGAGTGGAGCCGTAGGCGAAACGAGTAAAGCGACGCGGAATATAATAGAATGAGTATATAACGAATATAGGCATTCTGTATTGATAATAAATACAATGACGCAGCCGTATATTGCCGTTACGGAAATTGTAACGACCATTGATTCAAATATAGACTCTTATATCTCCGATTTGGCCGAACGGGGAGCATTGCCTCAAATTCCCGTAAATGGAGTGGCCGACAATTCGGCGCGACCGAAATACGTCCCCGGTAATGTTTCATCCGCCCTGAAAATCCAATTACTTGAACAAATGGTTTACCATCGCGCAGGTTCAACCAATAAAAAACCACTTGAACTCTTTATTCCTACGCAATACAAAATCAACCATCAAAAAATCGCGGACTATTTCGCGAAGAATGCGGGCAATGATGAGACACGGGCGTTGGTGGCAGATGTCGTCAAGAGTTACGGGAACAACTACAATAGTCTCTTTTATAAGCATACGATTCGGGGGAAACCTGCGGCTGCGGTTTCGGTTGCGGCTACGGCTACGGCGCGCGGAGAGAGCGGCGCGACCGACCTAGATAAGAAAACCGCAGACACCATTCAAGGCAAAATCGATAAATGGCACAAGGATTATACAGAATGGATATTTTATGATAGCGCAAGTACCTTTTTCATTCAAGAACGTGAACTCCCGCGCGATGAAATGTTTACACTGAAAATCAGCGTGGATGACATATTCTCGAGCACGGGCGCGAGCACGGGCGCGGGCGCGGGTGGCATAATAAAACTGGTGGATGAAATTGCGAAGAAATACGATGAACTTAACAAATTGTATGTAACGGAGGGGGAGGAACCAATGAATTTTATTGATAATATAAAGCACTATAAAACATTTCTAGAGAAGGTCTATGATGATATTGGAATACATTTCAATGAGCCGATAGATGTTGAGATTCGTGAACGCAAAGACCGAATTCGTAGATACAAATTTGACGAGGATATCAAAAAAAAATTATATGACATCTACGGTCAAATAAAGGTAATCACCGATGGGTTACAGTTAGATAATCTTCCTTATCTTCAAGTCAATGAAATCATCAATACATTCTTAAAGATAATTTACGGCGAAAATGAAAAATTCAAAGACTTGATTGGAGGACAAGACGTATTTGACAGTTTCGATGAAGCCATTGGTAAGAATAACTCCATTGGAAGAGGCAAAGACGATGAACCGAGAAAATATTACAAGACATACAAACTCATCCAGTATATATACTGGGTACTTGGGAATAAACTAACCGATAAATTTGACCCGTTTAAAAACGATGACACTGTAAACAAGGATAAAGATGAATTGAGAACTCTTGAGAGTTCTCGATCTGCGCCCGGTTATGGAAATAAAATACGCGAATTAGCGAATACTAAATATGTCACAAATCTTATAGAAGAATACAAAACCGGCGGAGATGATAAAATGAAAGAATTCATACAAAATTTTATGAAATTCAATATAGATATACAGAGTTATTTTGACATCAATTTGGAGAAACACATTTATGGCGATATTTTACACGTTCTCGACCGGGATTTTAAAAACAAATCTTCCATCGACCTCTCTTTCGGCATTGACCTCCTTTTCTACGTATTATACGATGTAACCCACGAAGTCATACGTGAAATCCGGAAAAACCAAATCAGTTTCGACAAACTCAACGAAGCCAAGAACCCCGATATCCAGAAATTGCGCCAAGAGATTCAATTGAAAGAGCGCAAACTGAAAAATATATGTAATCTCATCGCGCAAAAGGGGCGGTTTCAACCCAGTGAAGTCATACCAGACAGTGCCCAGTATTATTATCGCGACGCGGGCGGTGCGGGTGGTGCGGGTGGTGCGGGTGGTGCGGGCGGTGCGGACGCACGCAAAGCCGGTCTCGTCAACCCCGACACCTACCGCGCGAACTGGTCCGCGAAGTTGACCTCCAATAAAAAAATCGAATTCACAATTTCTGATATGAAGAAGAAGTTGGACCAATCTCTCGGATTATCGGGTGCGGTGGGTGTGCCTACGCCGAAAGACCAGGCGAATTTGAAAGAAAGTATCACGAAACTAATCAAATACAATACGATTCAAGTGGTCGGGATGTTATTCGCAAAACCGCGGCATATATGGTATTCGCCAAGTATTCGGCAGAGTTTTTTATCCCCTACCTCCAAATGGGCGTTTTTTCAGTTGGCCGCGCCTGAAATCGTGTCGGGGCGCGGGATGAAAGAATTCCTTGCGAAACTCAATGAACCGCCGGCGGCGGTGGCGGCGGCGGCAGTGGCAGGGGGCGGAGGTGCCGGTAGTTCTCGGATAGATTTGATACTCACAAAAAAACCGGTGGACGGAATTTCTCTCGAGGGAGGCGGAGCGCCATTATGCGTATTCAATATTGACGCCGAGAATGGACCTCAAATGTTGCCAAAAGGCGCGAGAGGGGAGGTGGATGGTGACGCGACGACCGACGCGCGGTTTCAGAATCCTGCATTTTCGGATACGACGGCGGCGGGAGCGGCGGCGGGCACGGTGGCGGGTGCGGCAAAAGGAAGCGACGGAACGATACCAGATGGCGCATCATTTACAGATGCGTTAGCACATCAAGCAAAAAAATTATTCCCATTCCAAAAACCCGATGCTGCCAAATGCGCCACCGCGCGAGGACAACTTGGCGAAGCATTTAATGAAATGTCGGAATTGGCCGCGAATTCGTTGAAAGATATCGGGCTGGATATCCGAATGAAAATGGCGCCCGTTCCACCGGTGGTCACGCCGCCAATCCCGCCACCATTGCCTCCTCCACCTCCTTCGGCGGCAGCACAGAGAGCGGCACAAGCGGCGGCAGACGCGGCGGCAGCAAGGGCGGCGGCATTGGCACGGGCTCGTGCGGCGGCACTTGTTGTTCCCCCGGCGCCGGTTCCGCCATTGCCACCACCTCCGGTGCCTCCACTGCTACTTACACACGAACAGATTGTGGCGGCTGCTTGGAAAGAGGTAACGCGAACGAGCGGAAAGTTGAATCGGGCCACTATGACTGATTCGCGACGAGAACCGAATCGTGAATATGCGAAAAAATTATGCGAATACGCTAGGGTGAGTGTGGACCATATTTATAAAGTGAATGCCGCCATTGTCGGACAAGATATGGATGCGATTGACGCGGTGATGAAGAATATAGTCGTATCAAAGAATCCGCCTCCAGGGAACACGGCTGGTTATGTTATAACGCATTCCATTGGAGCGACGATTGGAAAGATTACCGGTAATGATACCCAAAATTATTGCGCTGATTTTAATGACCCAAATAAGTCATATCCTGATATTTTAAAGAGTATATTGGGTAATATACAAAAGACAGTGGAGGTCGATAAGGAATGTGTGGATGTTATCGTAAATAGTGTCAGTGTTATCCGGGCGATTATTAGTGCATACCAGGGAAGTATTACAGACAAAAATATATTGAAACAACTAAATGAAGCGGTTAGACTTATTAATGGATCTAAAGCCAACGTACACTCCCTCAATTTTGATATAACAACTATGAATAAAACCGAATTAGGAATCCTTCCAAGAATTAAAACGCACAGGGATAATTTGAAACGATTATCCGATAATTTACACGAGATAAATAAATACATCGGTGGAATGATGGGATTTTATAAACAAGTGGTGGACATTTATAAGCGCTTGGAGCCGGAGTTTTTACAGATAGAAACAGGCAGAGCTGCGGCGGCTGCGGCTGCGGCTGCTACTGCGGCTGCTACGGCTGCGGGGTTGGCGGCGGCGATAGCGGCAAAACAGAAATACGCCAGTAATCCAATTATAACAACCGCAAGCGCTCAGGCTACCACTGCTTCTGCCGCTGCCGCTGCCGCTGCCGCTGCGGTCGTGGGAGCAACTCTGGCGCAAGCCCTACAACATAAGAAAGATGCTGAAGATGCTTTGAAAAAAGCCGAAGAAGAAAGTCATAAAGCACTACTCACCGAGGCTCGTATGGATGCGACTAATAGCGCTGAAGAAACCCAAGAAATTTATGAAGCAGCCCTCCAACAAATACTGGGTTATGACCAATCTGACACTAATATAACTACACCTCTAAATGATATTAACAAGGCTGTCACCAATTCTAATAAAAACGCAACTGAAGCTTCTACCTATACAAATGTTAGCGACGCACGAAAAAAAGCCAATGAAGCTGAAGAACAAAAAAAAAAAGCAGAAGATGCTTTGAAAAAACTAGAAGATGCGATTAAAAATATTGATGCCGCTTCCGCTCCCTCTTCCGCTGCCGCTCCCGCTCCCTCTTCCGCTGCCGCTCCCGCTCCCTCTTCCGCTGCCGCTCCCGCTCCCGCTCCCGCTCCCGCTCCCGCTCCCGCTC